AATCACCTATGGCTAAGTTCATAGCTTGATAGTTTGCTGTTAGCTGTAAACCAAGATTATCTCTACTTCTTTTCAAAACAATCTCACCAAACTCCAATGCTTGATATGGGTTGGTGATAGTTGGTAAATCAACTACACCTTCTTGTAAAAATCCACCATCTGCTGTTTTCAATGTGCTGTGGTCTGTATCATAAACTATTGTATCAGATTGAAAGTTTTTATCTGGATTTACAAAGTTTACCTGCACTCTATTAAATTTTTCATTTTTTCTTGATGATGATACTTGTATGCCACCAATGATATTATCTTCATTTAGTGTCAGAACACTTGATCCTGTAGTTTCTATAATTAGTTTATATTTACCTTGCGTATAGGGTAAAAATCCTCTCATGCCTTTAAGTATTGTTCTTGTGTTATCAATAAGTTTTTGTCCTGTGTCAATAACAGCATTACAATCAAAAAGATTTATTTGTGATCCCCCAGAGAATGGTGTGACTTGTGTAACTGCAACTTGTGAAGCACTAAAAAAACTTGGTATGTCAATATCTGATAATGGTATTCCTTTTCCAAATCTTTCATTCCTCAAATAATCCAATAAACAAAAGGCAGGATTTGTTGAAAATTGACCTGTTGTTTCATTACTACTTCCATCAAATGTAGATACTTTTCTTCCTTGTATTATTGCTTGTATGTTTGGAATACCTGTGAACAAATCATTTGACCACTCTATTCTAAAAGCAAGATAACAAAGACCTCTCAATCTATGGTTTGATGTCCATGAAGAAAGTGTTGTCAGTAATGAAGATGCAACTTGATCGTCTGTGCCAAAAAATGGTTGTATTCTTATGTTTGTTCCAAACCTACTGTCATTTGATGTTATTGTTGTTCCATGTGCAAATGATCCACTAAAAGTCACAGTATTATCATCAACAATTATACTTGTGATTGCATTTATTTCTCCTTCACACATAACCAAAGCACCATATAAATATTGATTATCAGTACCACTTGTTTCTAAAAAAACTCTAACACCACCAACTTTTCTTGTTCCATAGACAACAGGAATATTTGCATTGTTTGATTGTTTGTTTACTAAAACACCTTGTGCTTGTGTATCTTGCTGAAACTCTGGTATTTCTGGTTTAGGTGCTAACCAAGAAATCGCTTTTGATATCGCAATACCTGTGATTACACTCTTTGCAATCATTGTCACAAATGGAATAAAAAAACCCATTATTTTCTACCCCATAAAAGATCTTGTACTGTCAAAGCAGAAAACTCCATACCTTTATCATTTGCAAAATGTAATTGCTGACTACCTTCGTTTGTTTTTCTTCCAGAAACTCTACTAAAATCAGCAAAGTGAGAAGTACAACTTAATATCAATCTAGCTTTATCTGTGTCTATACTAAAACTTTCAATAAAACCTATGTCATAATTAAAAGTACCAATCAAAGCATCTGAACTATCTAAAAGTCCAATATCAATAGTGACTTCATCATTTGATACATTGTTATTTAAAACTATAGAAACAAATGCACTATCAACTGCTGAAAGTTCAATTTGAAAATTACCTACATCAAGTTCTGATTTTTCTGCTTTACCACCAATAGATAATATATGTCCACTAGATGTAAAAGTGTTTGAATTATGTGTAATGTCTTTGTAATGATTTGTAATTCTTTGTGGTGTTGGAAATAATATTTCTATTAATACAATAGGTTTTATATTCTGATTTTGTAATTCAGTTGTAATTGCACTAGATAATCCTCTAGTCATTACAAAGCCTCAATAAAATCTACTTCATATCTAAAGGTATCTAAGTTGTCTGTTGTAAACTGTTGTATATCACTTGTTAGTCTAACAGTAAATTCTACACCATCATAAGTCACTACTGCATTATCTGAAACAGCAGATCTTAATGGTGGCTCTATTGTAAGTGTTGCTTCATTACTACCATCTGCTGTCACATCTGAAACAATCATGTAAACTTTGTTATGTCCTGCAAAACTTACCAAATCACCTGCGTTCAATGTTCCTGTCATAGCATCTACAGTTATTGTTGTGTCACCTGCTGTATGAGAATTTTTTACTAAAACAGTTCCAGATACATTACCTCTTGCATTTTTAATATCTGGTAAAGATATTTGGAATGTTTCTTTTTGTGATCTTTGTTTCATAACAAAAGCAAAAACAGGTGCAAAGTCTGCTCTACTAAGTGCAGGATAACTTGCAGAAAACTTAAATCTTTGACCATCTATTTGAGTAGAAAACATTTTACCACTATCAGTAGTTGATACTTTTGTCCTTTGCTCAGATCCAAAGTTTATTGATCTAAATTCTGGTGATGTTGGATAAGTTCCACTCATTATACTAATGCCTCTTTACCTTGTCTGTTTAAAGCATCATTTATAACATTGATAATAGTGCTTCGTCTATTTGTAAGTAATTCATCTACTCCTGTTGCATCTACTGTATTGATTGTGAAGTTTATGTTTGTAGATCCACCTGTTTGGTTATTTGGTACGATAGTTCCAGAAGATTGAGGAATAAAGATTTCACGCCCTGCCTCGCCCACCGACACAGGCATACCTTTGTTTACTCTACCACCAGATGACATAGCAGGAAGCAAACCACCTATATTGAAACCAAATATACTTCCACCAAATAATCCTGCAACTTTTTGTATAGCTATTAATGCTTGTTGTTTTGCAATCATTCTAGCTATATCTGCAATAACAGATCTTGCAAAGTCTTTGAAAGCAAACTTTCCTGTCATAATACTATCTGCTAATGTATCTGCAAATCCATTAAATGTGCTAGTGAATAAATCATCAAGTTGTTTTGTTGTATCTCCTGCATCTTTTAATGTTTGTGTAAATCTTGGAAAATTTTGTCTTAAAACTTCTGTTTGATCGATAATTCTTGTATTTACCTGTGAAAAAGCACTCATTTCAAAATTCAATCCTTGTAATGTGACTGTATTTTTTTTCTGTTGAAAAGAAAGATTTGCTTGTGCTTTTGCACCATTTTCCATAGCAACAGGTAAAAAACCCAAACTATCTCTTGTGACTTCAATTACTTTTGAACTTTCTCTAAAATCATGTGAAATAACTCTACTAAATGCTGATGATTGTTTTCCTAATTGTTCGAAGAAATTTGCATCTCGCAATTCTTTTACTTTGTTTGTTAAACTAATTACATTGATTTCAGCAGTATTTAATTGTTTTTTTAGTTCTTCATCTGAATCGTCATCTCCAATTATACTACCTGCATCAATAACTTGTCTTAGAGCATCTCTATCTTCTATTAATTGCTGTAAAAGAACCTCTGCTGTTTCTAAATCATTTATTGTTTTAGGATCTAAAATTTGTGCAGTAAGATTTGATCTATCAAGTAAATCATTTATTTGTTCTATCAAAAAAGAAAAACCTGTTAGAGCAATAGCACCTGTTTTTCCAAAAAATAATGCACCAATAATACCAACTGACTGAACAAATGGTGGTAAAGATCTAAAACCTTCTATTGATGTTCCAAGAGCATCAGTAATACTTTTGACAGCAGGTGCAACATCTTTTATTGTTGCTGATGTTTTTGTAATAGCACCTGCAAAATTTTCTCCAATAGAAGTTGCAATATCTTTTATTTGTTGTTCATTTTGTTGTAAAAATTCGTTTAAATCTCCAAATTCATTTTTTAACTCATCAAAAAAACCCTCTGCAACATCTTTTTGAAAATTAAAGAATTTATCACCTAACATTGAGATAGTTCCTTCAAGTGTTGTGGCTAAATCTTTAGTAGCACCTGCAAATCTTCCATTACCAGAAAATAATTCTTCAAATCTTGCAACTGTTTGTTCTGCTGTGACTTTTGCACCTGCTTCAAATCCTAATAAGGCTCTGACACCTCTCTCTCTAAAAAGATCTGCCGCACCTATACCACCTGCAAATGCTCTTTGGATTTGTGAAGATGTTGTTTCAAAATCAAGTCCTGTGACAGCGGCAACATTACCTGTTATTTCAAGAACCCTGTTTAGATCGTCTGCGTCTTTTGCAACAACAGCAAGGTTTCCAGATGCTCTTGATATTTCTTCTAATGAAAATGGAACTGTACCTGCAAACTTTGCAAGATTATCAAATGCTTTTGCACCCTCTTCTGCTGATCCGAATAAAAATTTAAATCTTATGTTAAGGCTCTCAACCTCTTTACCAACATTTACAAATGATCTTAAAACTAAACCTGCACCTAAACCTACAAAAGCAGATCGCAAACTAAATACAGAATTTTTAAGATTACCTAATCTTTTTTGAACTTGTGATAATGCTTGTCTAGATTTATCTTTAGCAAGTATATCAATTTGCAATTTTTCAGTCATTATCTTCTTTTACCTTGCATCTTTGCTTTATTCAATGCTTTTTGTTCTTCTTCGTGTTTTAATGTGTAATATGCTATCCAAGTATTAAATTCTTCTACAGGCATTTGTAAAATCTCACCAATAGTTTTGTGTAGTTTTTCTGCTAGGAAAAAATAAAATCTGAAGTCTTGATTATTATTTAGTTTTTTTTTAGTGCTGTGGTATCTGGTGATGTACCAAGAATTTGACTTGCAACCCTGCTTAGAATATCTGGATCTACAAATCTTTTCATTTTGATTTTAGCTTCAAGATCAAACATTTTATCACCATCTTTTGTCAAAGCTTTTTTAACAATGACATCAATAAGAACTGTCAAGCTGTTGTCAGATGTACCTTTGAATATCTCATCTTTTTCAATAAGAGTAAAAGGTTTCACATAGATAGCATCTTCACCTACTAAGTTCCACTCTGGAACTTCAATAATTCTTGTTTCTTGGTGCTTGAAATGAGTAATAGCACCTTCAAGAAAATCTTTTTTAGCCATATAATATTAGATATTATACAGATAAGTGAGATATGCCACCAGAAATTTGAAAGTTGAAAGTTCTGGAAATAATACCATCAAGAGTCACAGCTATAGATGCACCTGTCACAATACCTGTGCCAGAGTAATATTTATCACCACTATCTGCACCTTCTGGATATAATTCCAAAGTTGCTGATGTGCCTACATCTAATGCTTCTTGACCACTATCTGTTTCATCAAAATGACATTCAACAGTAGCAGTAGCATCTCCCCTTAAAACTTTGTAAGACTTTTTTGAGTCAGTTAATGCAGTATCTTCAACAGTATCTTGGGTTTCATCAATAGAAAAACCTATTACTTCACCAACTGTTGTTCCACCAACCTTAACTAATCCACTTGTTCCGACATGGGTTGCCATTCTTCATTCTCCTTTGTTTGATCTTCTACCTTTTTTTTCTTTTTGGTAGATTTTTTTTCTTCATTAAGTGTATAACCTAATGAAAGAAACTTGTCTAGTTCGCTATCCCAAATTTCTTTAGAATATCCATCTTTCCATAAAGTAATTCTTTTTGCCATTAAGCTGTACCTCTAGTAAAACTATATAAGACTCTTACCACAATTCTCACTCCACCCAAAGGATAAAGTGTTCCCTCATCAGAAGAAACTTCTACAATTTTTGTTTCTAATGCGTTCCCACCACGAGTCCTATCAGCATCTAAGGTTTCCTCAATTACTTCTATTAATTGATTTCTTTTTGTATCTATATTTGTATCTGTGCCTTTTGCAAAAGCAACTATTACAAAATCTACTGTGCCACTTCTAGTTCCTGTTGATGTGTCACCAAGACTAAGATCTTCTCTTGTTTCATCTCCTGTTGAAATAAACATGGCAGGAAACTGTGCGTTTGAAAGTTCCTCTGGATCAAAAGGCTCTCTTGTTAGTTTTTTAAATTCTATAGGTGAAGTAATAGCATCTAATACTGTTATTATGTTCCCTACAATATTCTCTCTTTTACTCATGGTATGATCTTACTAATTTTTTCTTTGAATACATTTACAATTTGTTTTTCTTCTTTGGAATTTATACCAAAAAATCTTCTGACTACTTTGCCTTTACCTGCACCTGCTTGATCGTGGAAAAATGCTTTTTTATTAGCAAACATATTTCTAAAAAATAATGTGCCTTTACTTGGTGATATTTTGCTTGTCAAAGCACTAAACATTTGTCCTGTATCTGTAAGATCTACAACACCAGACTCTTTTACCTTTGCTCTTTTATAACCTGCTGAATATGGTTTAAATAGTGATCCATTCAAAGATACACCTTTTCTTTGTGTTCTATCTCTTATGTTTCTAATCTGTAAAGCAGATACATTAGCTAATGTTTGTTTGATAGCATTAGGAAATTTTTTTTGTATTTGTTCTAAAGATTTACTTAATTGAATTGTATTTGATTTGATGGTGACTGAAGC